GTTCTGGCAGTTTCCAATCATGAGCCACGCGCTTAAACACCATGCTGAAATACGGTTCAATGCTGTGGCCGTTTTGCGCCTGCACTTCTGCCCAATCAAATACAGTGTCGGCAATAAAGCCGGGCCACTGGCGACGAATACTGCCCGCCATAGGTTGCCCCAGTTCGATAGCGCGAAACGAGAATTCAATAGCTCGGCCAAGCTCACCAACATCAAACAACCAGATAGTGCAATAAGCGTAAATAGGATGATCATCTAGCCTTTCCTTTTCGGTTTGAGCGTCTAGTTTTTCTAGATACTCGGTGACGATGGGCAACCACTTTGGCAGTAACACGTCACGTTTATGGGCTATCTTGTCGCTGCGTCTGGCAAAGGCTTTAAGACGTTTTACATCGTCCTCTAGCTCTATCATCTGCAAGTGCAAGCTGGGCGCGTATTTTGCGTTACCCGTTAGCCTTACTTTTTCGAGTTGTTTTTGGCTTTTTCGCTCTTCACGCCAGGCGAGGATTTTGGCGCCGCCGATGGCTTTTTTAGTTCTGATGTCGCTTCTTTAATATCGTTAGCGGCATTGGCAATGCTGTCGGCGCTATACGCTAGGTCGCTGGCACTGTCATTAATGTTTGACGCGCTGTCGTCAATGGCGCTAGCGCTTTGGTCAACCTTGTTGGCTGCGTGGCTCACTGAGTCAGCGGCATCATTCACGCTATCAGAGGCTTGGTTAACTGAGTCTGCCGCGTCGTTAACTGATTCGGTAATGGCGGTAATATTTCCGGCATCATCCGTGGTAATTTGTGCGATTACGGTTTTGTCATCACCATTAGCTGGATCAAAATAATGTGGATTTTCGGCAAACATGTGCACTTCGTCATCGACAATGTGCAGGCCTTTACCGACAAACTCTTCTGCTGCACTGATAGCTAATTCGTTCGAACAATTGAATAGTTTGCCTAATAACCAAAGCGCTTCATTTTCTGGTGCTGGCGTTTGAGTTGCTTCACGTTCAACTGATGGTTGTTCGTTGTTTTTGCGTTGTTCACGACGCTTTTTAAAATTGGCAATTACTGACATATCCCGCCCCTGCTTTTTGCTGTTGGTTTAGTGAATGTGCTAGGCACTCATTGAGTGCCTAGCCTTTGGCTTGATTAAGGCTTAGGACCAATGTTCATATTGGCTTCATCAATTGATGCATAACCTTCGAACTCTTCGACCGCATAACCTTCCATGCGCCAGTATTTGTCTTCGTGCTGCTTACGGTCTTCGACGTTTTCAGACTTGCGTGAACGTGTACCTTTTTGTGTATATAGGTGCAGGTTTGACAATAGGGTTAACGTGATGCGTTTACCTGGGAAGAACGGCGGGGTGTAAGCGCGTAGGCCACCAATGTTTTTATCCATTTGCTGGGCGGCGACTTTTTCACTTGGCTTGTCAGCTTGGTTCATCATGTGGGTTTGGGCGGTAGCGGTTAAGTCACTGCCTACCAACACGACAAGGCGCGGATCATTGCGTAAAGATGGGTGAATGAGAGTGTTTTTTAGCTCTGTCACAATCGCGTCAAGTGTTTTGTAATCACCTGCACCGTCTGGGTCAAAGTACACTTCATCAACCACGATTTGGTCTGGCGCTTTTTCTTTAACGATTTGATGCCAGCCTTTGTTAACATCTTCGCCCATTGGGTTAGCAACAGGGTCAGAGTCGGCGGCAGCGGTTGTGCCATTAAAGCCAACACGGAGTAAGTCCAGTGCAAAGCGCAATGTCGCGTTTTGGCTCATTAGCTGCATAAATTGGTTGGTTGAACCTGCGTTAGCCCATACTGCTAATGTCGCCCATGGCACTGATGCGCATGAGTCAGTTTCGACTAGTTCGTAAGTGTGACCATCGACACCGTTTTCTGAGGTGAATCGACCGCCAGATTTACGGCCCGTTGCAATACCATAGTTACCCACTTTAACGACTTGGCCTTTAATCTGGTCAACGTCCATCATGGTGATCATGGATAGAAACTCAACCGAATCAAGCAAGGCTTTTTTCAGTTTTATTTCCATTGGGCCTGTAACGCTAAACTGCTTGCTAGCGTCTAAGGTGTCGTAATTTTTTGCCATACTAGTGCTGTATGCAAGTAAGCAGGCTAAAGCGAGTGGTGTTAAGTGCATGTTGTGCTCTCTTTTTTGATGATTAACAAAATGTTTAGGCGGCTATTGTCTGCGCTTAAACCACTTCGAATGTTTCGCCTAGACCTGCTGGATTAGGTTCTTGCCCTGGTGCTTCTTTGCTTAAGGCGTTGAACTTGGTTTCCATACCTTCAACTTTGGCCGCTAAACCTGTGATGCTTTGAGTTAATGCGCCAAACTGCTCAGAGGTAACACCGGTATCATCGGGTTTAACTTCTGCTGGTTTTTTATCATCAGGCTTAACGCCTTTGTCTTCTGGCTTGTCTTCAATTGGATTTTTACCAAATGATTCGACCTTACCTTCAAGTTCACCGACCTTGCTTGCAATGCCGTCGACTTTGCCCATTAAGGCTTCAAATTGTTGCTTATCCATTGGTTCTTCCTCTTGGAGTTCGGGTGCCTGTTCAGGCGTTTGAGTAGAAAATAAATTAATTAACTTGCTGAACAAGCGTTGTGCTTCCGTGGCTTTTTCGTTTTTATCGTTAACAATGGGGTAACTCACCACTAGTTGCTCTGGGGCACCATAATGATGAGTTTCAAGGCGGTCTTTTACTGAGAATTTAAGGCGGTCAGTGCCTAGGCTTGCGGGTTCGTCTGTGACACCTAGCCCAGTTAAATAGGCCTTGCCAGAGCCGGCGAAATTTGGCTCAATTTCTATTGAGGTATAAACTTTTTGGTCGCTCTCGTTAGCCAGAATAAATTGTGAGTTCGGCGTAAGCTTGCCGAATAACACTAACTTTCCGTCAATCTCTTCTGTTTTAACTTCAATTACATCGCCCCACGCACCATACCAACGACGGTGATCAGGCCAAATGCGAGCGCCGTATTTTTTAGCGTCGTAAGTTTCTGCAATATCAATCAGCCATTGTTTTTCAATTGGCACATTACGTAATGTTTGACCTTCTGTGGCAATACGTACCCAGTCAGTGGTTAATTGGCTCATGTGATACCCAATGTTGATGAATGCAAAATGCGATTTAATAAGTGAAGAATAACGAGTACACAATGTGCTGGCACTGTGTTCTGTTCGGCCTAATTCCGATTTTTGCATTATCGGAATCTAGCCGATATTTAGTGGGTTATGAGTGGCTTGATAGTCAATACACTGGCTACATTATTCATTTACCCCGAGTGATATGGCCTACTCTCCTGAAATTCGCGAAGCTGCTAAACGGCTTTATTTACGCCGCTATACACCAGACGAGATCCGCAGCGAGCTCGATTTGCCTACAAGGGTGGTGTACTACTGGGCGGATAAATATTGTTGGCGCGACATGTTGCGTGAAGAGGAAGTCGACGAGGCAATTGCACGTCGAATAGTGATGCTGACTGATATTTCAGATAAGTCGGGTAATCAGATTAAAGAGCTCGACATGCTGATTGAAAAGCATGTGAAGCTGAAAAAGCAGCGGCTAATCAGTGAGGGCCATTCGTTTGGGTCTGGTTCTAAAGCGGCTAGCAATAAAGGTAATAAAGGCAGCGATAAGCAAAGCAGTGATCAGCGATGCGACCAACAAGGTGACGAACCCAGCAAACGCAAAGGCCGCAAGCGTAAAAATGATGTTAGCCATTTAACTGCCGATGACTTTGCCGCTTGGCACGCATCGTTATTTGAATATCAAAAAACCATGTACGACAACCTGCATCATCGTATTCGTAACATTTTAAAAAGTCGTCAAATTGGTGCCACGTTTTACTTTGCGGGTGAGGCATTCGAAAACGCGGTGTTAACCGGTGATCCGCAAATATTTCTTTCAGCATCACGGGCGCAAGCCGAAGTATTCCGCAGTTACATTGTGCAAATGTCACAACAGTTTTTTGAGGTTGAATTAACCGGCAACCCGATTGTATTAAACACGGCACACGGTGAGGCCGAATTGCGGTTTTTAAGTACCAATAGTAAAACGGCGCAAAGTTATCACGGCCACGTTTACGTTGATGAATACTTTTGGATTGGTAAGTTTGACGAGTTAAACAAGTTAGCCTCTGCCATGGCCACGCATACCCGTTGGCGTAAAACCTACTTTTCAACACCATCGACTAAAGCCCATCCGGGTTATTCGTTTTGGACAGGCGACCACTGGCGCCAAGGTAAAAGCGACCGTGAATATGTCGAGTTCCCCGGCTTTGTTGAAATGCAAGACAACGGCCGATTATGCCCAGATAAGCAATGGCGGTTTATTGTCACCATTGAAGATGCGGTGCGTGGCGGCTGTGGCCTGTTTGATATTGACGAACTGCGCGACGAGTACAACGACAACGACTTTAATAATCTGTTTATGTGCATTTTTGTTGATGATGCTGACAGCGTGTTTAAGTTCAGCGACCTTGAAAAATGCATGATAGATGCTGGCAAATGGCAGGACCACAAACCCAAAAATGCACGGCCGTTTGATAACCGTGAAGTGTGGTTGGGTTATGACCCATCACGCACCC